GGTAGCATAAAAGTGTAGTCTGTATACATTATTCGTGGGTAAAAGTGTTTCTTTAGGATATATTTTTATTTATGGTGTGCTTTAAAAACTGCTCAATAACTTGTACTTCTTAAACTCTATCTGCAAAATTTAAAGCCAAACCACCGATTGTAATAATATCAATAAACTGTTAACATCACATAATTATGTACTAAAAACGTGGTCAAATCACATAATCGTTACAAAATGTGTTAATTCTCTCACAAAAGTATTATTATAATCAATATTATCGTAAATCTATTATTCCGACTGCTACTCGTATAACTCCTGTTAAACTCATCTAACTCAAGTATAAACTTAATAACTCCTGTAAACCTCACCTAACTCAAGTATAACCGTATTATTTTACGTACATGTTTGCGTTCGTATCACATTGTGTGGTATAATACTCGTAGGAGGTTTTTATGAGAGAGATATTATTCAGAGGACAGAGAGTAGACAATAGTGAATGGATTTATGGATATTATATTAAACATTTGCCATATACCCCATATCCAGACGAAGCGGTAACCCCCGATAAGTATGAACACGTTATCATGCAAGATGGATTCAGCGACTGGAATATGCCTAGAGATACACGACATTTTGAAGTCATACCCGAAACAGTAGGTCAATACACAGGACTAAAAGACAAGAACGGTGTTGAGATATACGAGGGTGATATTATAAATGTCGAACATTCTATAATAAGTTCTGTAGTACCATGTAATCCTCAAGTTGTTGAATTTAAAGCTTCCAATTATCCCGATGGTGTAACTTTTGGTTCGGGTTGGTCTGCCTACGGAATGTTAAAAAGCGTTGAAGTAATAGGCAACATACACGAGGAGACGTTATGAAAAACAAAATGAACAGAAGAGAGCAGAGATTGTTTAATCGATGCAGACAGAAAGAATTGGAGATTGCGGCAGAAGTTTCGTTTGAAATGGAAATGTACAGGAGATTATTAGAAACGTTTGGAAAGATGAAAACTGTAAGCCCAACAGTATTTGCAGAATTAAAGGAGTTATTTAAAGATGAAAAAGTTTAAAGTAAAATTTATCAAAGACTACTGGAAGAAAAAGAAGTATCAACAAAAAGAAAGAACTATTGAGGTTGAGGCACTACACAAATCGTTAGTTGCAGGAATAGTAAGGAGTTCATTTGGTGGAGGATATTTCCATCGGTATGACAATAAAGCAAATAGTTTTGAAAAGATAGCTAGAGTTAGAATACTCTCAGTCAAGGAGGTTTAATATGGTTTATGACACAAACGATTACAAAATAGACGATTACAAAATAGAATATAAAATGGTTGGCGGCGATGGAAGTCTAGGAGGATATGAAGTTGCGTGTATAGCGAACCTGTATAATAAACACAAAGACAAGATAACTGGCATAAATGTTTTTGGCGGAAACTATGTAATTTATACTAAAAACTGTATGTTTAAAAGAAGTAGTTTATTAAGTGCTTTAAAAGATCTTGACATGGAAATGTTTGCTAAGGATTTATACAAAAGTTCTTTTGATCTTAGTGGTTCCATGTTTGAGTGCAATTCTCATAAAGAGTATGATTATAAAATTGGTCAATATGTTAAGTGCGAAACACTAGAGCTTGTTGGTAAAATAACTGCTTTTGGAAAAACAGAGGGTGATGTAAACTTTTACATACTTGATGACGATTGGGAGCACAAACACAGAGAACATTGTTTAGAAAGGATTACATAATAATGGCAGGAGCATTTAATACACCACACACACATAAGAAACATTACGAGCGTATCGCAGAGGTTTGCCATGAGATAAATAAGATCTACTGCGAAACACTAGGAGATATGTCACAGAGTCCCTGGTTGTACGCAGACGACAATCTAAAGGCATCTGCAATAGACGGTGTTGCTTATTCTATGGAGCACAACACATGTCCTGAGAAGTCGCATGAGAACTGGAGAAGATTTAGAGATGCAGAGGGTTGGACTTACGGAGAAGAGAAGAACTACGACAAAAAGGAACATCCTTGTATGATTGACTACGACAAGTTACCAGTAGAACAAAGAAACAAGGATATGTTATTCACAATTATTTGTGATGGATTTAAGGAAGTTTTAAAATAATCTTTACAATTAATGTAAGTCATGGTATACTGTAAATAGATGGAGTGCCGTTCTGACATTCGTTAGACGGAGGGTCTGGCATACTGCATATTAGTTGGGAAACTAAAACTAAGGGTGGGCATCCGCAGTATTTAATAAGGAGAGTTATGAATCACGATATAGAGTACAGAAGATTCGTAGTTAAAAAACTTTCAGAGAATTATAATGCTTGGAATGCAATTAAATCTCACAAGAAGTTTGACTTTAAAGCAAAGAGTTTGGTAGATCAAGTATTTTATGTTCACATAAAGCATTTAGAATCTATAGCACATATGTACGGTGTGGATATATTATATGACGGTTCACACAAAGAGGAGTTAGCGTTTGGGTTAATGAAGTAATGGTATGTAGCTCAGTTGGTAGAGCGAGTGAGTGTTAATCACTAGTGCGTGGGTTCGATTCCTACCATGCCAGCCAATAGGGTTTCTTTTTCATTTTCCCTATAAAAATCCTCCTACTGTTGTTTGGTAGTTCCAACAGCCAAAATAAAACTACCATTCTAAAAGGAGTAAAATGAAAACTATAAAAATACTTGGAGAAACATGGAATTTAAAAACAAACAAGGTTTTAGACGGAGCTTGGGGTGCATGTGATTATACTAGCAGAACGATATATTTATGCAAGAACTTTAACAAATTGAGAGATGAAGATAATTCTTACGACAATATAAACGTTCATAAAAACAAAGTAATAAGGCATGAAGTTATACACGCAATGATGTTAGAATCTGGAATAGTTCAAAATACGGATTTACATAACGAGGCAGTAGTTGATTGGATAGCAAGAAATCACAAGAAAATGAATAAAATATTTAAAAAATTGGAGGTCATTTAAAATGGCAGAAAAGAAAGAAGTTAAAAAAGAAAAAGTAGTTCCTATCGCAAAAAAAGAAGAACCTAAAATTATAACCCCAGGAGAGGTTGCTTGCAATCAAATGCTTGAGGGAATGAAAGAAGTTATAGGACCAGATGTAATGCTTGTAGGATTTGCGTTCACAGCTGATGGTCAATTAAAGATGGGTTCCTCTCACGACCTTACAACAGAAAACAAGATAAGATTAAAGAACGAACTTGAACTACAGGTTATGAAAGCTATGGCATATGCTGTACAGGCAGAGATGGCAAAGAACCAGTACAATGCCGCTCAAGGAAACAGGGCACAGCGTAGAGCAAAAGAAAAGGTAGACAAAAAGATTGAGATTGTAAAAAAATAAATGGCAGAAGATTTAAACAAACAAAAACTAGAGCTTGAGGCTCAGAGGTTATATCTCAACAGAATGTTGTTGAAAGACGAGTGGAAGAGTGATTTTCCACTTTTCGCTAGGCTAAATTTATTCATAGTCAACAAACAAAAGAAGAGAGTTCCTTTTGAAATAAATCATATACAAATGGAAATAGAAAGAACTATCGCTCGTTTAAAAGCTGAGGGAAAAGAAGTAAAGTTAATCATTCTTAAAGCTAGGCAAGAGGGTGTAACTACTTACTTTCAGGGTAGAATGATTCACAAGTGTTCTCAGAAGTCTAATGCTAATGCTCTTATCGTAGCACATCGTTCTGACAGTACCAGTACAATCTTTGAAAAAGCAAAAGATATGAACGACTTTCTACCTGCGGATATAAAACCACTACAGAGAGCCTCTAACGCCACAGAGCTTGTATATCACACACCAACTAACTATAAGGGTAAGGAAAAGGGTTTAAACTCTAAGATACGAGTACAGACAGCAGGAACGGCAGGGATTGGTCGAGGAGATACATTTGATATGGTTCATCTATCTGAGTTTGCTTTCTGGCAAGGTTCAGACGAGAACAGCCCTAAGAATCAGTTGTCAGGTATTCTTGAAGCCATACCGACAGGAGCAGACGCAGAGCTTATCATAGAGTCTACAGCCAACGGAATGAACGACTTTAAAGACGAGTGGGACAGAGCTGTAGCAGGAGAGTCAAGTTTTACTCCGTTGTTTTTTCCTTGGCATGTACATGAAGAATATACAACAGATTTTAGATCTTACGAAGAAAAAGAAAAGTTTATGGCAAACATGTCTCCTTACGAGTTGTGGTTGTTCAACGATAGAAAATTACCTTTAGAAAGAGTACACTGGTGGCACAACAAATTAAAAGATAAGGGTGGCGATGTTGCTCTTATGAAACAGGAAAACCCATCCACAGCAGAAGAGGCGTTTATTATGTCTGGTACTCCTGTATTTAATAACGACAAAGTAGTACAACGCATTGCGATACTGCGAGAAGATTATAAAAAGAACCCATATAAACAAGGATATTTCACTTGGCAATGGAACAATGATAAACATAAAGATTTTATAAAAGACGACACAATTGATTTTGTGGAAAGTGATACTAAAAATTATGTTAGAATCTATGAACAACCCATCACCTCACGCCCTTATGTTATTGGCGGAGATACAAAAGGAGAGGGAACTGATGCTTATGGAGCCTCGGTTATTGATAATAAAACACATAAGCGAGTTGCCACGTTACAAATGTACGTTAATCACTCGCACCCGTATACACATCAGATATACGCACTCGGTAGGTTTTACAATAATGCCCTTGTTGGTATAGAAATAAACTTTAATACAGGACCTATAGACGAACTAGACAGGTTAGATTATCCTAATCAGTATCAAAGAACTCGTTATGACAGCTTTATAAAAGGGTATCAAGATAAGTATGGATGGAAAACAGACAGAACTACTAGACCTCTTATCATAGACAACGAGATAAAGTCAGTAGAAGAAAAGATAAGTCTATTCACAGATATACCCACATTACAAGAGATGTTAACATTCATGTACGATTCAAACGGTAGACCAGATGCGGTCTCAGGAAAACATGATGACTTGTTGATGTCGGATATGATTGCCAACGAAATAAAATCACAGCAAACAACAGGAGTTGTAATAGATACAGAAGATATTAATATCGAAAGTCTACCCAAAGACTACAGGGAAGATTACTACAATGCCGAGAAGAAAGGTGTTGAGCGGGATCTCCTCCTGTATTGGGACAAAATAGGAATACTTGAGAAATTGAGGAAGAAATGATTAGAGCAATACACAAGAGATTAACCTTTGAAGATAAGTTTGCAAGAAAATACTATTGCAACTCACATAGGTTCTTGCCCTCAATGAAAAAAACAAACAATAAAAAGGCACGAAAGATATTAAAGAAAATAGAGGAATATAAATGAAAAATAATTTTTCGGAAGTGCTAGCTTGCGTTTTTAACGATAGTGAAAAACAAGGACTATTGAAGATGCTTGCAATGGCGATAGTATTAAGACAACAAATAGTATTAAGGAGTAAATTTAGTGATTGAGAAAAGACTTGAGTGTAGTGCTTGTGGTAAGTTGTTAGCTAAACAATTTAAAGTAAGTGACAATAATAGTAAAAAAAATGTAAAAAAATGTAAAAAACATCTTGGTCTTGTGGAAATTAAGTGTTATCATGGTAAGTGTAGAGAAATAACTATGTTTGAATTGTAGTAATTATCTCTTAAACTCATGTCGAGTGGCTATAAGCTACCTAGTGATTTGTATTGCAAAGGTGGAAGTATGCCAGTTATAAAACAAGATGACCAAAAAAAGAAAATAGTTTATCTAGTTAACGGTTCTCCTGATGCGGTTAAGCCAGAGACCGTTCTTTCAGAATATAAAACTAAATTTTATACTGCATACGCTAACTCAGACCATCAATTATACGATAGTTTTGAGTTAATTTATCGTGGGACACAGAAAACCACAGCAAACGTAAACTCTAAAAAGAAACAGAATGTAAAAAAGACAAATGTTGTAAGAAATATAGCATACGAAATAATCGAAAGTCAAATCAATACAGATGTTCCAGAACCAAAAGTAAAAAGCAATAAACCAGGATTCTTAGACCAAGCAAAGATGATAGAGGAAAAGATTACCGCTGATATAGAGGCGTTGCCTAGCGATAGAATGGCAGACACACTAGAGCGTCATACATACACAAACGGTGTTGGTCTTGTAGCTTTACATTGGAACATAACCAAAGGAAATCATAACGAACTTGGTGAAAAAGAACTTATTAACAAACATCCAAAACAGATTATACCTCAACCTGGTGTTTATGAAGTTGAAAAAATGGACTATATATTCTATGTGAGTATTGTTACTAAAGATTACATAAAGAATACATACGGCATAGAAGTAGACGATGAAACATTTGCATATCCAGAAATGAATCAAATAACTGGAGACGATTACGAACAAGACGCATCTAAGGATTATACCAAAACGGAAGATCTTGTAACAGAAACAGTTTGCTGGTATAAAGATGACGATAACGATGTATGTAAAATAACTTGGGTTGGAGAAACCATTGTTGAATTTGAACCTAAATACTATTTCCCAAGAACGCAAAAATGTAAAGATTGTGGCATGGACAACTCAGCAGACGCAGAATTATGTTCATCATGTCAAGGTAAAAAACTAGAAAAGAATATATCTACCGTAGAAGTAATAGAACAAGAGATGGCATTAACTCCAATATCATTTACAAAAAAACAAAAGAAAGTTGTAGACGATACAGTACTTGGAAGAAAACGTGTCGTAATAGATATTATAGAAGATGTTACAGAACGTATAGTTCCAGCAGGAACAGAAATACCAAGGTTTGCCATTGATAGATTCCCAATAATTAAAAGAATTAATATACCACTAGCATTTAGCTTTCGTGGTGTAAGCGATATAGAAGTAATACAGACATTACAGGAAAGTTTGAAGAAAGTTCTTTCAAGAATAGAAGAAAAAGTCTTACTTGCTGTTTCTGTAATAGCAATGCCAAAAGGTATGGACGATACTCTTTCAAATGATATATATAGAATCATTAAGGGTAAACCAGCAGATATAGGACAGATACAGTTCTTCGACATCAATGCTGACATAAGCCAAGACCTTGAGTATGCCGCTACACTATATGAATACGCTAAGTCCACTATAGGCGTTACAGACGCTTTCCAGGGCAAATACGATCCATCTGCAAGAACAGGTAAAGCTAAAGAAGTTCAAGTACAGCAATCCGCAGGTAGACTTGAATCCAAATATAAAAACAAATATATTTTCTATTCAGAATTATTCCAGCTTATGTATTATTTTGATCTTATGTTCGCAAGTGAAATAAGACCTTATTCTACAACAGATGCTTTAGGAACTATAACTTATAAAGAATTTGACAGATACGAACTACTTTGTCAAGACGATGCAGGAGAATGGTACTTTAATACAGATTTTGTATTTAGAGCAAGACAGGCATCAGAAATACCGTCAGACGATGTTTCTATTATGGACAAAGCAATGGAAATGGCTCAGAACGGTATGCTTGAAAAAGACCAGTTCTGGCAGGTTATGGGAGAACTTAACTTCCCAATGGCTACAAAGCTATTAGAACAAACAAGAAGTCAAATGGATCAAAAGGTAGAAAGTCTGCTTGGTGCAATGAAGATGATGGATCCTCAGATGGTTCCGCAGTTCTTGCAATTAGAAACAGAAGAGCAGATGGAAATGCTATCTAAGATGCTTGAAGAAAAAACTAAAGGTCAGTAATGACCATTAGAATATTAAAGAGAGGTGTGCCACTATGAAACTAACCAAAATTAAAAATGCGGCCATGTACACAGCAAAGGCTCCTAACCAGTCAAAAGACAGTCTCAAAGGTAAAGTCGAAAAAGGCGGAGACTTGAGAGCTGGCAAAACTGGCGGATCAAAAGCAAGTGGAGCTCTCTAAGGGTTCCCAATCTTCCGTAAGATCGGATAAAAAACTTGAAAGGAAAATTGAATAATGAAATTAGAACAGGAAAACGAATCCAACGAATTGGATGTTTATCTAAATGGAGAGCCATCAGCAGAAGAACCTAAAGAAGAAGAAATTCCTAAAGGAACTGAAGAAGCTGAAACCGAGGAACCCTCCGCCTCGCAAGATAAAGCAGAAGAAGATGCTGAGATTCCAGAGGAAAAAGAAACTGATACCGAAGAAGAATCCGATGATGCTGAAACTGAGGATAAACCAGAGGTTGACGAAGATGTTTCACTCGCACAGTCCAAAGACAAGAATCATCCCCTTAACAAAGTTTTCAGCAAGTTGAGGAGAGAGAAGAAAGAATTTGAACTGAAACAGGCAAAACAGGCTGATATTGATAAAAAATATGAGGCGTTAGCTTTAAAGGCAGGAAGAAAAGACATTAAGACTGCCGAAGATTACATAAGAGCTTTAGACCTAAAAGATGGTGTTGACAAATTCAACGAAACACAGGATGCTACAGACTTAATAAGAACTATCAAATCTGATATTCTAAGCGAAATAGCTCCAGTGCTAGAGGGAACACAACACACTATCGAAGAGGCAGGGCAAAGTAAAGTAGACGAGGACTTAGCCAAACAGGTTACAGACCTTAACGAAAAATACGGAACCGAACTAAAGACTTTTGACGATGTAGCTAACTTACCAGATGCAGACAAAATCATTGACTACCTTGAAAAAGGCGTAACACTTGACGATGCTTATACACTAGTTAATCAGAAAGATATTTTTGAGAAAGCACAAAAGGCATCAACACAGAAAGCGATAAATAAAGTCAAAGGCAGAACTCATGTCAAAGCAAACGGTAATAATGACTCTATCAAAAAGGATCAGCTTACACAGGCAGAAATTGACACTCACACGACTACTTGGCAAGGATGGTTCCCAGATGCTAAACCGTCAGAAATTAAAGCATATATGCTTGAGGCTAAGAAGTTAGGTGAATTATAATAGAAACAAAGAAAGCGAGGAAATACAGTGTTTAAAGCATATTCATATCAGAACGTTCATGCACACACTTTCGAGTATATTCCAGTAACTAATGCAGAAGAAGTTGTTCTTGGTCAAGTAGTAATACTTACATCAGGAGCATTAACAGCCGCAGGTGTTGACACAGACGCAGTACAGGAATACGTAATGCTCGAAGCCGCAACTGGAGACGCATCCACACCAGTAGCGTGTCTGAAAATAGATAGAAATATAAACTTCGTTGTTGAAGATGCAAATGTTGCCGCTGGCTCATATGTCGTAGGTTCAGCCTATACTCTCAACACCGACTTAGATGGAATAACAAATACGACCACTAAAGGTGTATTCGTATGTAAACAGAATCTTTCTGATGGATCCGTAGTAGGATATTTCAGAACAGCTTATGACAGATAATAGAAAGGAGTAACTAATGGTAATTTCAAAATCCGCAGGTTTAATGGACAGTGCATATGGTAACTCGTTTGCTCCTATCAAACGCTATCTGACAGGTAGAGAACAGCTACAAAATGGTCGCTCTCAGCTTGACAAAGTGTTCTATATGGACTCGACTACTAATTTCGCAGAAAAATATACTGGAGAAACTGACTTAGGTGATTTCGTTCCTACAGATGAAGCAGGGAACTATCCTGAAAGTGATTTCCAGGAAGGTTACGACAAAGTTATATATCCATTTGAATGGAAGAATAGCTTTTCAGTAACACAGACAATGATTGAAGATTCTAAAATGGGTAAAGTCAAGAGAGACGCTAACGCATTTATGAGAGCTTTTTACAGAACCAAAGAAAAATTTGGTGCTGATATTTTCTCTAAAGGTATTGCAACAACTATGTCTTTTGGCGGAAAAACATTTGACATCGCTGGAGCAGATGCTCTTGCTATGTATAGTGAATCACATCCAAGTAAAACTGGAGATTATGCAGTTCAGTCAAATCTTTATAACACAACCTTTAGCTATGACGCTCTCGGTAAATTAGAGGCTCTTGCCGCTAACTTTAGAGATGATAATGGTAACAGGTTAAATATTAATATGGACACAATCGTAGTTCCTTATACTTCCGTAGCAGATGCCGCTCAGAGGCAGTTGATTTTTGAATCTCTTAATGCAGATGGCAATCCAACCACAGCAGACAGAGCAGGAAACTATCATGCAGGAAGATGGAATATCGTATCATGGCCATTCCTTACAGCTCCAGCAGGTATGACAGCAGGAACCTCTTGGTTCTTCTTGTTAGACAGCAACTATCTAAAGGACTATGCGGCTAACGTATGGCTCAACAGATTGGATCTTTCAGTTAAATCGTATATTAATGAAAATAACGATAATAACATTTGGAAAGGTAGAGCTAGATTTGGTGCATCACCTAATGACTGGAGATTCTCCATTGCAGGTATTCCAGGATTAGGTACAGCACTTACTTAGAAAGGAGTAACTAATGAGCAGATATGTAAAAACTAAAGTTTATGCAATCCTTGGATTTGTAGGAAACTTAGTTGGTAATGTTATAGGCGATCTAACTGGTACTGTTACTGGACAGGTTTTACAACCTGCATCAGCGATTACTGCCACAGGTGTTATTCCTCTAACCTCGTATATGGTTGAGTTTGATTCAACTGCTGGTGCTATAGCGGCATCTTTAGCAGATGGAACAGTAGGTCAGGAAATTGTATTAATCTCTGTAGAGTCAACTGCGGCTGATGTTGTAATCACTCCTGCGAATTTCGTAGATGGTGTAACTGTCACGTTTGATGATGATGATGAACAGTGCAAATTGATAATGACAACTGCTGGTTGGAAGATTCTAATCAATACAGGAACATTAGCATAAACTAATTAAACTAGGGGAGGGGTTTTCCTCTCCCCTTTTATTTTAAAAAGGATAAACAAATGAGTAAAGTTTTAGTAAATATAAAAAAGGGTGCTACAAAGGCCGTTACTACTTCGGCAGGTCAAATCACAGGTCTTAGACCTAGTGGGACTTATGCTATAAGTAACTTAGATGCTACTGGAATATTGTTTATAAATAACTCTGGAGTTACAGCAGTTGCTACAACTGATTTGCCAGTGTTTCCAAATGAGACAATATATGTAAGAGCACCACAAGGAACAATAAATGTAATAGGCTCAGCCTCTCTTGCGGCTACAATCAATGAGGTTGTAATAATATAGATGCCAGTTAAAGACTCTCGTACAAAAATCAATGTTCAGTCTGACTATGAGGCTACGAGTGGAGATAGGTTTATAAAGAATAAGCCTATCAAATTTATACATTTGACAAAATCTGCCACACAGAATTTAGGCGGAGCAAACGGAACTGTAAACTATGTTAATTGGGATAGTTCGATATATAAAGATGATGAATTTACTCATAGTATTTCAGTTAATTCTTCAAGAATACAGGTAACGAAAGACGGTAGATATAGTTTATATGCTCTAATGGTTCTACTATTGTAATAAGAGGTAGACAAAGAGCTTATTCAAGAGGCAGTGCATATGGCGACTCAACAACAGGACTGAATATAGAAATAGAATTAAACGCAGGAGATTATATAGAGATTTCCATAAACGCAGGAGATTATATAGAGATTTCCATCACAATAGACGATGCAGATGGTGCATATACCTCAAATGCAATTAACGAAGAGTGTGAATTATTAATAAGGAAAATAGGTTAAGGAGAAATTATGTCTAAAACAGTATTACAAACAAAGACCGCAGTATTGCACAAAATGAGAGAATACTCTAATGCTGGAGTTGCTCAAGACGATACAGATTATGCTTTGTCTATGGTTCCTTTTATTAATATGTATCAAGGACAAATAGCAAAAGACGCTAAGAATATATTAAAAACAGTTCAGATTTCACATCACAAGCCAGACAATTTACTTGGAAAGTTTAATTGGAACGAAGAGCTTGTACATTACGATGAAGATATTAGCTATGAGGCTTTAGGTGCGTTAGGTTATTCTTTACAGATTGCGGACTATGCGACTGTAATCATAGAAGAATCTTTAGACCAGGTTTCATATAGCACATTATATACAATTACAAAGACAGACGTACAACTTACAGTTACAGACGGTGTAACTCCTGTTGTAACCACGCTAGACGGCACAGAGGGGCTTATTACTGTAAAGGGTAAGACTAATCCAACTTCTTCTAGTTATTACGTTAGAATCCGTTTCACAGGAGACTATCGCTATCCTTACAGATGGATTGCTTTATATTCTGACAATTTTTACAATGACGATAAGGTTCCTCCATTTGAACCTTTTGTACCATACACATTACCGTCAAACTTTTATGCAAAGAAAAATGTTTCATTAACATTTGCATACGAACAGAAATTAGATTTAAATACTTATAGATATGAATTATTTGACAACTCTACAAAGAGAATATATTTTGATTGGTACACTATAGGAGAATTTACAATAGAGTATTATGCTTATCCAGATGCTATTCCAGTTCCAGATGCAGGAGATTTAACCACATCAGATGCTTACGAACTAGACTTACCTGACGAAGCGTTTATGATTCTTGTAGACCTAATGGCATCTAATTTATTAAAAGACGAAAACTCTTATATGAGTGATGGATTCCAAAACTCAGCTTATATAGGACTTAACAGTAACGCAGACCAAGAAGATATAGACAGCGGTTTTAGACAAGTTGTTGATAATAGCAACTGGTAAGGAGAATTATGCCATTTCCTGTAGAGATGAAAACATCTGCTCCTGCGAAAGAAATAACTATGAACATAGACCATTATCTTGGCATAGACATTTCTAGGGATCCAAACCAGATAGATTTATACAAATCTCCTGAAATTTTTAATATGGTTCCAGATAATTTCTCTGACTTAGACAAATGCTTTGGAGTTAAAGAACTTTTTGATATATATAAAGTTGGAGAATCTTGCACAGGAATGTTTTATAATGCAGAACTAGATGATGATATAATCTATTTTACATTAACAGACCATAAAATGTATACTTATACAATTTCTACAGAAGCTGTCGCAGATCCGTCATTTCTCCCTTTATTCTATGGCGATAAAATTTATGGGTTTAATTATAATGATGCTATCTATGTTATGACCTCTGGAGCTTATATTAGGGTGAATTCTTCTGGATCTTCTGTCGGACTAGGAACAGTACCTACAATTACAATAGCTACCCCAATGGCTGGTGGAGGAACTCCTTTTGAAGATAAAAACTTATTAACAAATAGGGTTGAACAGTTATTCTCTGCTGACGGTTCAACTGGAACAGCACAATTATTATATACAAATATCGGGACAGACACAACTGCAATTGAACATAATGGAGTTAGTGTTGGTGCGGAAGGCGTAAATTATACAGTTAATCACACGACTGGTGTTGTTGATTTTACTGCTGGTAGTGGAACCCCATACGGAATACCTACATCTGGGACTAGCAATCTTTCTATAATTTATAGTTGGCAATCAAACACATTGCAATTAGTAACAACTTCATATATTTATAAGTGTACTCTATCTGACAGATATGGTGGAGCAAACGATATAAGAGTATGGGTTTCTGGCAACCCAGATTATCCTGGTAGAGATTGGCGTTCGGATGTTCAAAATCCAGAGTATTTTCCAGATACAGGATTTGATGATATTGGTAGTCCTGGAATAGCTATATCAGGTTATTCTTCTGTTTATGAATATCAAATTATATTTAAAGAAGATTCTATATATAGAAGAGAATATACATTTAACTCAGACTTAGAGGCTATATTTACAGTAGAATGGCTCTCAAGAGAAACTGGTTGCAACTTCCCAGACAGTATACAGGTTCTTAACAGTAAACCTTGTTTCCTTAGTCATGATGGAATGTATCAAATTGTATCAGTTGATACCAATAATGAAAATAACATACAGGCTATTTCTAATGCAGTAAACAAAGATAATACTTATGTAGGAATGACAGGTCTATTAGAAACTGTTAAAGATAAAGTAATATCAAGTATAGATTATCATCAAAAATATTACCTCTTTACAGATGATGGAGAATATTGGATGTATGATTACCAGTATTTGTCAAATGGACTAGGTCAATGGTATTATGGAGAAGTTCCTCATGGATTTATAGACTTATTACAAGTTGATGGAGTTTTCTATATGGCTCATTCTGAAAGGTCTACTCTTGCAAAAGAAAAGGATCCTACAGATTTAACTCTTTATTCAGATACATATTACGATGCAACAGTTGCTACAGATTATGCAATAGAGTGTTATTGGATTTCTAAAATATTTGAATTTGCATCTTTCACAAACTTAAAACTGTTGGCAAAGATATTCTTTACAATGAAGAGAGCGGCTCTTACGAGTGCTAATCTCTGGTTTAGAAGTGATGTGAACAGTACATGGTCTTTGGCTCTTGCTGTAAACAGAGCATCTGCATCATACTTTACTTATTCTTACTTGGTTTATTCCTTGTTTGGATATGGCGGTAATACATTCCCTAAAAACATTAAAGCTAAAATTAAAGCTAAGAAAATAGGTTACGGACAAATAAAACTTGGAAACAGTACGTTGTACGAGAGCTTTGGTCTCTTAAACACTTCCTTTAAATACTTGTTCCAGAGAGAGGTTAAATAATATGGCTATACCAACAAACAAAACTGCTGGTGATTTCACATTTATACACGATGACCAAGTTGATGCTTTTGGTCCTAGTCTTGGCGATTTCAATTTAGTACAACAGGCATTTGACAAAAGGGGAACCGATGTACTTGGTTGGCTTAACGACCTACAGACAGGATTAAAGGTTTCTGATACAGCGGCACAAATAGGAGCTACACAACTTGC